AGGAGTTTGTCAATTATTGGAACAAAGGGCTAGTTATGTGTCAAAATATGAGGATGAATGGTGGGGAGTTTTAAATTATACATCAAAAGTTGCACCTTCACCTTTGCAGCAATATTGGGCGGAGATAGGCAAGGCTGTATTTAGAACTAAATTCGGGGTTAAAAAAATCATAACTTATACAAGTGGTCCTAAAAAGGGGTTTTTAAATTTTAATCCGGTATCAAAAGGGGGGTCGTGTACTCAATTTTATTATGATAATTATTATAATGGGGGGGATCAAGGATTAATTAATATTGCTACACGTATCAAAGAGAATATGGATACTATTAAAAAAGATCCTAAATGGCAGACTTTCTTTAAAGCGTGGGGCGGATGGGGTTGGCCAAGTCAGTATATACCTATGCAAAAATCAACTATAACATATCCTATGCCATCATTATCAAGAGTTTCACAATTATCGGGATTACCTGTAAGTTATCTTCGAGATCGCATAATGAGACCCTCCCCATCAATACCTCAATCAACTCTGTTATCCAACCCGGCCGCACCAGGCTTTAATACCATACCTTCAACATATCAAATGTAATATAAATAAAATTTATTTATATTAGATAAATGATACTAATAATAATAAGTGCATTTATATTATTAATAGTAATCTTAATTTGGGGAGGTATAACTAATTGGCAATTTTTCCCATCTGATAATGAACCGTTTGAAACATCTAAATTCTCCAATACATCAACCACAAAAAAATGCGGTAAAGAGGGTCATTTTTCACATTCGTCGGGCGGTGGCAAATTTTCCTGGAATGCGATTCGTGTTAAAAATAGCAGCAACATGATAAATCCATATCTTTTCACAATGTTCGAAACATATAGAGATGGTACATCCGACCATTATCTGGTTGGTACTATTGATTTACCATCAATGAAGGTTGATGTAATAACGGCCGACGGTATTAAGGGTGTTTTATATGGTAATAATTTATCATATGGTGTACCCGATACTAAGTCTCTAAAAACAATAGCCAAGGCTCAGAAGAAATTCTTTGATATGCTTCCATGCTATTCTGGTTCATACTCCGGAAAGGGAACTCAATAAATTTATAAATTAGTCGGTCAACATGGGGGGATGGTTACGATACCATCATCTATGCAATGTGGGTAGACATCCCCGTTGCAAGTTATCTTCGAGATCACATAATGAGACCCTCCCATCAATCAACTCTGTTATCCAATCCGGCGGTACACGGCTTCAATGCCACATCCTCAACATATCAAATGTAATATAAATAAAATTTATTTATATTAGATAAATGATACCAATAATAATAAGCGCATTTATATTATTAATTATAATCTTAATTTGGGGAGGTGCAACTAATTGGCAATTTTTTCCATCAGATAAAGAACCCCCTCAAACACCTAATGATAATAAAGTTTTAAAAGGCACATTAATAGGAGTTGGCGACGATTTTAAAATTATAAATAATGGTGCCATAAGAATTGAAAAAGATGTAATAACTCAGGTAGGTAATGCGACCCAAGTTGATACTACTAATGCCTTAGTTATTGATTTTGGAGATGGCATAATTTCGCCCGGTTTTATTAATGCCCACGATCATTTATCTTATAATGAAGCATATCCCCAGACGAAACCTGATATAACTCCTGGAAATCCGTGGATATATGATGATAGATATCGTTGGCAAGGTCTCGGATCATCTCAAATTCAAACAAGTTATCCCAATGGATATTCATTAAATAGTATGAGAGCAATAGAAATGTACAGTTCTATAAGGCATTTATTAGGGGGTACGACCTCAATCATGGGTTCTTTAGTCGGTTCTCCTGGTATGTTAAGAGATTTATCGGTAGATTGTACCGCAAATGCTGCAGATATAGCGGCTCACGTGGCAAATCCAAGATATTGTAAAAAGGATAAAAATGGTAATTTATATTCCCCGTTTAGTGGATTTCCGATACAAGCAATCGGAGCAGGTATTGAACAAGTCTTGCCTACAGCTGCCGCATGGAAATTGCGGGCTGCGACAACAGTTGTTGACTCTGGTAATATAGAACCTATACAAGGAGTTAATAATGAGCAAAACAATTGGAATTATAATTTTATAAACCCAGAGGCTAAAAAGGATGCGACATTAATTCACGTAGGGGAAGGTGTGGATGAATATTCGACAGGGGAAATAGATGCTGCTTTAAAATCGAATTTTACTAAAACTAATTTAAGTTTTATTCATGCGACTGCGATAAATAAAGATCAGATACAAGAGGTTGCTGAAAAGAAAATCAATGTTATATGGAGTCCTCGAAGTAATTTATCTTTATATGGTTATACCACTCCAGTTCCTGATTTAATTGATGCTGGAGTTAATGTTGCATTGAGCACTGACTGGGTTTATTCAGGTTCTATAAATTTATTAAGAGAATTTAAGTGTGCATTACATGCGTTTAACGATTATTTTAATAATGACAAGGGCTATGAGCAATTAATAAAAATGGTTACAATTAATGCGGCAAAAGCGACCGCGACTTCTAAATATATAGGAAATATCGATATCGGAAAAAAGGCCGATATATCGGTCTTTAAAAAAAATGACACTAATCCATATAAATCAATCATAGATTCATCATCAAAAGATGTTTCAATGTTAATGGTGAATGGCGATATAGTTATCATTAATGATGAATATATAAATAATTTGGAATTATATTCGTGCGGGGACTGGTCTAAAGGTTTTATGAATGAGTGTACTTCTATTCCTTTAAATGTTTGCGGAGTTGAAAAGACATTATTTTCGGCTTATCCATGGTCAGTGATACGAGATACTATTAATACAATGTATAAACAGCAGTATCGGGCATTGGAGAATTCCGATGATATTAATACACCCGCAGTTCTTTATCCTTTATATTTTTGCGGTGATCCTTATAATGAACCGATATGTGAATGGCAATCGCCAACATATGGAATACCCAGAGATCAGGTGGGAAAAACGGGTTGTTTTAGATATCCTTGTATTAATAATTGCGATCAAATATGCGGGGATCCAGGAGGATGTATGGCATGTATGAGTAACGGGAAATGTGAGTGTGTGGCCCCGACACCACAATGGGATAAAACCTGGTGTAGTTCTTTTATGAATCAGCATATGAATAGTCAATGGTGTGAACCAAAAATTAATCTATAAAATTTTCTAATTTTACCTGATTATTTTCAAAATAGTCTTTAAGGGTCCAAGATAAGCCACTTGTCCCCGATTCTTGAGTAAGATCTTGTTGAATAATATGAGGGTAAAAAGTTATACATAAATTATTTTCTTGATAATTGTTTACTAAGGAATCGTCTATCGGGTCGTCAATATTTTCCAAAGATTTTAATAAATCTTCAAACATACTTTTATCTAAACCGTAAGCAAAAGTAGAATAACCTTCTTTAGTGAAATAGAAATTATCATAATATTTGATACTAAAAGGCCAGCCATATTGGTGACTGTTACCAAAATATAAGATTTTCCATTCTGGATGGTAATTAATTAATGATTCATATTTTTGATTAAAAATTTTGTTAAAATTTTTGTGTAATAAACAGTCGTCTTCAAGTATTAATATTTTATTATAGTTGTTGTCTAAAGCGTCCTTAATTATTGTTTTATGGGATAATAAACAACCTAAAGCACCTGGATGGCCATTATTCCAAGAATCTTTAGAAAGATTATATTGGTCGAATACGTCTTTACCATTAATTGCTTTAAACCTTGAATATTTGATATTATATTTTTTAAGTTGTTTATCAATATTTTTCAAATTTTCAGGTTGGCTATCTAAATTAATAACATAAACCTTATCAAAAACATTATTTATTGTGTATTTAGAGTTATAGTATTGACGCCCGTTAGAAATAAATTTCCAATTAGTAACTCCACCCCAAATTACAATTATTAATATTACAATTAAATAAATCCATAGCATTTATTTAATTGTAATATTAAAAATTGATTTAATTATCAAATTAAATCAATTTTTAAAATGACCTCAACAGAATTATCACTTGAGAATATTCCGAAAAGGTATTACACTGCTTGGAGAATCTCACAAAATAAATCTTTCCAAGAATTAACCACAACAGGTTTGGATACTAAAACTTTTTTAATTGAAATTAAACTAGCCGAAGCATTAAGTAAAAGATTTTATAATATATTTAATCGCAAATTAACTGAAGACGAAGGAGTATACCTGCTGCATAATACCATGAAAAATCCAAAAGCCCTGAATTCAATCGTTAAAGGATTTAGTCAATTTTTGGATGATACTAAATTTTGTTTTTCTGATTATTTACAAAATTTGCCTAAACTGACAAACTAATTATAAAACATATTACCATTACCACAATAATAGTACCTAAAGAAATTCCTATAATTTCCCCCGTTGTCAAATCTTCTTTTGTCGCTTTGCATAAATTATTTTCAGAATCAAAACCCGCAATGCACAATGGTTTATCAAAATTAATATTACATGTATAGGGTTTATTGCAAATATCATTCGGATCAGTATATAACAGGTTTTGTAAAGCAGGATTTTGAGGATTATTATATTTTGAAGCACCCATAGTTGCGGCCGTACAACTTAAAGTTTCTATGGGTTCGGCGTGATTAATCCAATCATTTTGATAGGAGTTAAGTAACGCATCTCTTAGTGGGAAATATTTAGGATTATCTGATCGAATATAGCATGAAAAATCTCCTGTTACAAGAAAATAATCTAACGTAAAATTCGCACTAGTTATGTAGACCGCTTTTTCAGTAATAATCATTTTTTTATGATACATCATACTATAAAATGGGTCTTGGACAGCAAATCCCTCCTTACCTGCAGGACATACTTGAGGTCTTCCTAATTCTCCGGGTTTCCACTCAAGATTAGTTCCGGGTATATTCGGATTTTGGCCGGGATTTGTACAATATTCTAAATATTTTGGTGAATTTGCATCAGTTTGAATATAATTAGGGGTAAGTGCTGCCCATGATGGTAATGGCGGAACTAATCGAGGGGTATCACCGCCGCCTGCAGTTTGTGGTATTTGAAAAGATTTATGTGGGGGGTTTTCAAGTCCGAAAATAAATTGCGATGATTTTTCAGAGGGATTTTTATAAAAGGGTTTATTCTTAAAAATATCCCCCATGCTACGTTTTACTTGTTCTTTTAAAGGTGTATTGACTAACGTATCATTTTGACAAGAACAATACATTTCACCTTCTTCATCAAATTTTTGGGGGGTTTTTCCCGCTCTTATAAATTTGGCATCAATAGATCCTTTATATTTGTTACAATTATATTTTAGTTTTAATTTCTGAAAGAAAGTTAACGCAAAATATTGATCTTGGCTAAATCCTCCCCCAATTTCTCCATATATTGCAAATAATACTCGTATTCTTACTCCTCTTTTTATAGCATTTACAAATAAATCTTCAAAATTATCCCATTTTACTGTAAATGGGGCCCACCCTACATAACCTCCTATAGACATTACACATAAATCTAAACTTTCTCCCGCATTATTAAAAATATCATTATATATATCTAATTCCGGAGTTGAATTTTGCAATTTCGCTTGAATTATAGGCGACATGCCGGTAACTATCGTCCCATTAAATTCAGTATTAGCATAATCTTTTCCAACTCCTCCAATATTTATATTTTTAAATCGTCCTCTTAACGGATTTTCTAAATTGTTAGAGTAATTCAGTTCTAAAGGCAGTGCAAACATTCCAGTATAAATATCATCGATATTCAAAGAATATCCCCCTTGTTGTAACATTGAACAATATTTGAGAAACTCATAATATTTTTCTACTTGAATAGTAACATTAGTGCTTTCAAATAATAGACCCATTTCAGCGGCAAAAGGGTGACCAAAAGTTTGCGATCCTATATACGCGGTATCATTATCCCAAATATATATTTTAGAATGTATAACACCTGCCAGGCCATAATTGTATAGCACTGATAATGGGAAATCTTTCCATGCCCAATCTTTACCAATCCAGCCACTAATAGCCCCATTATTATCATTATCATTCTGAGAATAAAAATAATTCCATTGTAAATTTAATAATCTAAAATTAGAATACTTTTGTAATACGGCAATCTCACTATCACTATTCCATGGATCAAATAATGGCGGGTCCAATATAATATATTCAACTTCAACCCCTCTTTTTAAAGCATTGATAATTTCTTGATACCAAGCCTTTCCTGCAATATTTTTAAAATTAGGATCATCAAAGTAATATGTACGATTTAACTCTGCGTACATTGAAATTACCCGCATTTTCCTCTTACAATTTTTTGTGGCATTAATAAATGCATCGTGACTACTGTCAGGAGTTAATCCAGTATAATCTTTGATTTTATTTTTATCGTAATAATAGAAAGGGGATATGGTTTCTAGAATTTTATATTTAATAAGTTTGGATCGAGTAGATATTCCTATATCAGGTTTAAAATTTAAAATATTATTACTCATTTTATTTGAAAGGATTTTTTATTTTTTTTGAAATAAAATATAAATTATAATTATAATTAATATTACTCCTCCCAATACACCTAATATTATCCATAATTCGTTATTATCTTGTATCTTCATACATCCTTTCGGCTCCACAGTATTAACACAATCTTTACATAATTGGTCATTATGTAAAGATTGCTTACAACATGATTGGCATACATTACACTTTTCAGGATTACAATTTAGTTTTTGTGGTGATGGTGTTGGAGTTACAGGAGTTACAGTAGTTTCGCAAGGAGTTAATTTGGGTTTGAGGGGACATGTAATCTTCGGAAATTGGCTGGCTACCAATTTACAATCATCTTCTGCAATATATGTACCGTATTTATTTTCATAACAACATCCATAAATCTGTGTGTAAGTCTTTTTAGGATTTGATACGGTAATTACTGGTTGGGGTATTGGGCCATTATACTTACAATCTCCAAACTTCCATTTAGGAGCACTTTGCATATATTGATTCATACAACATCCTGTTTGATTAGTAGGGCATGTCATATCTTGTAAATCTGTACCATATTTTTCATTGCTTTTATCATAACTACCCCCACCAGGGACAACTTGATCTTTCGTTTCATATTGAGAACAACCCCATAACATATTCCAATGATTATTAATATAATTTAATATCTGAGGACCATTTTCTATTAATAAATTTTCATTAAGAAGGTGCTGCCACTTACCCGCAATATGCCCAAATACCGGATGCCCTGACGATAATAGCACTGCGTTATCACTAATCCACAATTTATCATGAGTTAAAGGACCATTTACACCTATTTCTTGTCCACATACTGCAAAATTTTTAGGATAAAAATACGCGGATTCTTTTGGAATATTTTCAATCTTTTTAGCGAGCGAGTCATTACCTGGGTTTGACCACCCTTGATTTTGAATAGCAAACCAGTAAGTACCTCTTTGAAGCATTGCATGAATAGCCATTTCTATTTCAGGAATTATATTCCAAGAACGAGAAGTTCCCGGAAATATACCATTATCGAAACTGGTAACTTTACCTTTATTATTTACTTCACAACTGCATGATGCATCTAAACACTGCCCGTGAATACAAGTTTTAACATATTTTTCAGAATTATTTAATAATCTTACCAATAACGCCATACCATATATAAATTCATAAGGCCAATGTATTCCTTCATCATCCCAATTATTTGCACCATATTGCCAGGGATAAAAACCCGAAAGCGGTGGTGGATCAACCCCAAAAGTAAAATCGACATTTACATCCATAGCCTTGATCCAATCCTCATTCGCATCATTACAACCCTTGGTCTCTCTCGCCCCAGGAGTATATAACCAACCACCACAACCAAATTTATCACCGCAGAAATCTGGCCCGCAAAGATATACTTTAGGAACTGTTATAGGTTGTTTTGGGGCGCATTTTTTATCTAACATTAAATTCATCATTAAAGGGAGGACTTTTTTTCCAGATGGTGCGATAGTTTTCGAATATTTTGAATAAAAATTCTTTAACATATTAAATAATGAATAATCTCTCCACAAGTGATATTGAGCCCAATCGTCGTTTAAAACTCCCGTAAAACCAAAGCCAGTTTCCTTCATATTATTACCTGTAGGCATCGTATTAATATTCCAAGCCCCTTTGAAAACACTACACAATCCTTTGCTTGGTAAATAAAATGAAATGACTTTGCAATGACAATGCGGGCCAAGAGTTGCATTTCCTGAGGCTCCTGTTTGGAAGGGGGGTGCATCGGGGTCGTGATTTATAGTAGAATCTAAAGGCATTTTAAAGTAAACAAATTGTCCACCATTTGCTTTAACATCGGGGTCAGATATTGAAAAATTATATAATCTATTTATCTGTATCCATGCTAAATAGCATAATACGTTGCTATAAAGGCCTACTGAGCATTCTGAAGGATAATTACCTACAAAATATTCATCATAGAGCATTAAAATAATAGCACCTCTTTGCATCGCATCTTTTAAGGCCTGTAAAAAGCCTCCTTTATAATAATTATTGCCACTACCGGAGTCAAAGATTTGAAAATCACCAGCAAACATTGCAATATCGCCTTTTCCCATTGCACATACTGATTGATATAGCCAAACTAAATGCTGGGTGATGGGATATTGTACATAACCTTTAGGGAATTGGGAGTCGGATTGGCAGAGTATGTCTTTACAGTTAAATTCTTGGTCTACAAATCTCATATATAATTCTCCGGATTTTGGTATCGGAATATTAAATTGATTACAACTAGTCATTTTATTTTATTAAATAAAATAAAAATGAATTACATCTTAAAAAATTAGAATATTCATAAAATGTCTAAGACTAAATTTTACGATTTATTGGGGGTCTCTAAAAATGCAAGTGCATCCCAAATTAAAAAAGGCTACCGGAAAATGGCTATGAAAGAACACCCAGATAAAGGAGGTGATGAAGAAAAATTCAAGGAAATTGCGAAAGCGTATGAGACATTATCTAATCCTGAAAAAAAGAAAATTTACGATCAATATGGAGAGGATGGATTAAAAAACCAGGGAATGGGATTTTCACAAGCGACAGATATTTTTTCAATGTTTTTTGGAGGTAGCAATCCGGTTGGAAATTCAAGGAAAAAAAAAGATATTATATATCCTTTAAAATTAACTCTCGAAGATTTATATAAAGGTAAAAATATTAAAATACGAATCACCCGTAGAAGGGTTAAATATCCAGACCATATAACATGTGAAAATGCTTTAATATACTGTAAATATTGTAATGGTAAGGGGGTAGTTACATTTATGCAACAAATCGCATTAGGTTTTATGAGACAAGGCACAACTCCTTGTACAAAATGCCAAGGTAAAGGTAAATATATGAAAAAAGGTATTGAAATTTATGAAGAGAAAAAATTGCTTAAAATTGATATTGAAAAAGGGCGGAAAAATGGTGATAGAATTAATTTTGAAGGAGAAGCGGACGAAGAACCTGGTCAAAGTCCTGCTGATCTTATATTTGTGATTGAAACTCAGCCGCATGATAAATTCCAAAGAAAAAATAATGATTTATATACAATAGAAAAAATTGGGTTGTGGGATGCTTTGCTCAATAAAAAAATAGAAATAACTCATTTAGATGGTAATAAATTTTATGCTCAATATCATAAAGTAATAAAGAATGATCATTTATTGTGTGTTCGTAATAAAGGAATGAATAGTTTAGGTGATTTATATATTAAATTTGAAGTGACATTCCCAACAATTTTAAATCAAAGAGAGAGAAAAATTTTAAATAAATTTGTTGATTCTGACGAAAAAATGGGCGAATTTTTAACATATAATTTGATTGAATTTGAACCTGATATCAATGAAAATAACCCCAATAATGAGCATGCCCATCCTCAAATGCAAGGAGTGCAATGTGCGCAACAATAAAAAAAAATAAAAAATAATTATTAATAAATGGTCAAAAAAAAGGCAAAATCTAAAAGTAAAGTAAAATCTAAGACAAAACCTAAAAGTAAAGTAAAATCTAAGAAGAAACCGACCGCAGATTCTAGTTCAGATTTACAATATAAACAAGAAACTGATCCATCTTCTGTAATGTTTAGTAATGCTTGGTGGCATTATATAAGAGAAAATTGGTGGAAAATATTATTAAAATTGGTTCTACTATTAATAGTATTTTTTGCAATATATGGTGCAGTAGTTCCTTTAATAAATTTCCAACCGTGGTTTTCTTGGTGGAAAACAAATGGCGGTAATAACTTACAAACGACAAACTGTTTTAGCATGACAAGTCTCGCCTATGCTAAAGGCTTCTCACTATATTATTACATAGGATCTTTATTTGGAGGTATACAGAAAGGAATAAGTCTTCCTAAACTTCTAATTCTGGGAAATCTTCTGGATACTTATGCAATAGGAATGCAGAAAGGTGGGG